CGCTTTATAGGTATCCGCGAAGCGGCCAAGCTCCTTTTTGCTGGGTCCCTTTGCCATTTCTACACCCCCCTCCCGCATGCGGCCCGCTGTTTTTTACCCCCGCTCTCCGGTCTCCCTGGTACCCCCTCCCCCGGGGCGATAGGGGGGGGAGTACGCGGGCCCTCACAGCTTCCGCCGGTCGATCGGCTGGCCGTCCGTCCCGAAGGTGCAGGCCATGGGCTTGCCCTTGTTGATCCCGTGTCCCTCGTACTCGTCATGGCAGTCCTTGCACACATAGGCCAGCAAGCTGTGGTTCAGGGCGATGGCCGGGTTGCGGATGTTCTCCGGCGTCAGCGTCACCCGGTGGTGGACGATATACCCCTGCTGGTCCCGGCACTCCTCGCACAGCCCGCCGTCTATGGCCAGCCTCCTGGCGATATAGGCCGCCCGGCACGCCTTCCACGCCTGGGAGCGGTAGAATCGTTTTGCAAAGTCCTGCATGGCTATCGTCCTTCTCGTTCATGTGTATGGAGCCGAGAGGCGGTAATGAGCCGCCACACGTCCGCGACGTAACGGGCCGCCGCTTCCGCTTCTGCTACAGCACTCGGCATATGTGCGCTTCCCGCTTAATTGTCACACCCTGGTCTTGGCGGCGACATCATGATTAGCCACTCGCAGGGTAATTTTCAGCGGGATAGCGCGTTTTTGACTCTCAAAGGCTGCCATTATACCCGGAGTCGGCCAGCTATGGCTACTGGCAGGCCGCTGGTGATTTCACTGGCAAGATACGCGACCCCGATTCGCCAGTATAGTGTCTCTCCACAGTCATTTGCCGCATGGAGGGCGCGACCCTCCGCCCAGTTTATGGGCTGGTTTTCAGCCATGCAGCGTAGGGGCCCGATATTACCCGCCTCGGTGCCGGGCGGTAGAAAAGGAGGCGCAGAGGTATACACCTCCACGCCTTTCATTGTCGCATAGTTCAATGCGCCCACGATGCAAGAATGCAGTTTTTCAAAAATTTTTTATCGGAACCGTGACCGCCCTATCAGATAATCCAGGCTGACTTCATAGTAATCCGCCAGGGCCACCAGTGCTTCCATGCCTGGAATACATTCCCCGCGCTCATATCTTCCGACTGCCCCCTTCTCCAGTCCACACAGTTCCGACACCACCGCCATGCTCTTGATCGGCTTCTTTTCTTCTCTCAATCGCCGCAGTCTCTCCGAAAGTTCACTCATTAGCTGCCCTTCTTTCTCTCCGGTGCCCCATCAAAGGCCGTCCAAATCTGGTCGTACAGTGAGAGCAGCAGGCCCCGGCTGTCGGGCTCATGCTTGAAACACAAGCGGCCGTTGTGGATGTGAGTGGCGACCTCCCAGCCGCCCCACTGGAGCTGTCTCAGCCCCACACCCTCAATCCAGAGTGGTGTCTCGGTGGTGAGCTGCTCCAGCTCTTGGCGTGTATATTGGTGTGTCATGGCGATACCTCCGGCGGGCGGCGGTAAATCTTAACGCGCCCAAGCGGATCAAGTCCAAACTCGCCCGATTTTGTTTGCAAAAAAACACCACCATCCTTTTCTGATTTGACAATCCCCCAGCATCTGAGCGAAGAATCCCATACTGGCTGCCCATCCATCTCCCGCAACTGTTCCAGCGTCAGCGGCTTGTTCGGCGGGGTGAGGGTGGGCATATGCTCCGCCAGATACTCCGCAAGCCACTCTGCAAAACTGCCTGTTTCCGGGTCGTTCCGCTTGGCCTCGATAATCAGGTCAAGCATGGTCTGTTTATTGATTCCCCGCATCGTTCAGCGCCTCCAATCTCTCCATCACCATCTCCACGGCCTCGTCCGTCATGGCTTTCCCACATTTCCGACAAAACGGATGGTTGCCGTTATGTGTATATTCTCCAAAGTCCTCCCGGAAAGCATGATAATCAAAACAATGCGAACAAACATATTTCACAACGCCCTCTTGCGCATCCTCACACCGAATCCAGTGCGCCCTCCACGCCTTCTCCACCTGCTCCCGGCTGACGGGGCGGATGGCTTTTAGTGCCCTGACAGACCAATGGACTGCCTCCACATTTTGTTGGCTGGCTTTCTGGCCCAAGCCTTCAAGATATTTCAGGCATTCCTCACGGTTTTGAATAGCTTCATCAATCGTCATTCTTTTCCTCCCTGCCCAAATATGTTCTGGCTAAATATACTCATGTACCACGGGAGCTCGCTCTTTTGATTATCCGGTTTTGGGACAAAACAAGAAAGCGTCTTAATGTCATATAATGCCGCATGGCATAAGTACACATATCCTTCTTCAATGTCTGGCACCTTTTCAGCAAAAGCGCATTTAGTGCAATCTGCATTCTCATTTCTGGCCAACTTTCGCAGGGTCTTCTTCTCATAGTTATGGATAACTTTCATTTTTTGTCCTTCCCTCCGGCCCTCTGCCGGACGCAACGCCAACACTTCAACGATGGTATCAGCACCTCCATGTGGCATTGGCCCGACAAGAGAAGGATGCACGGGCGGAGAATTATCGAAGCCGCCCGGCAGAAGGCCGGATATATTTAGTCTATTAAATCGCTTCTTCCCGCGTCACGGCTGGGCCTCCTTTGCTTCCAAATAGATTCCAAGCCGTTTCATCAGGCCGGGAATTTCCGCATCTCCCACAACATCATCTTTTAGCTCGGCAATTATCTTGTGATTTGCGGGGCCTCCCCGTATCCAGTCAAATGTGAAAACCGTTGTTTTCTGCCGCCGGTTATCAATGTCGATATGTACGGCTTTCCCGCATCGCAACCCGTGCCCGTCAAGTTGTTCTGGCTCCAGCATGAATGAGATATACTCCACACCGTTACCATCCGGGGCAGAATGGGTGTAGTCATATCCAAAGTTCATTCCATCCCCTCCAACTCCTCCGCGCTCAGAATCGGCGCGCGGGTGTTCCAGGCCAGGCGGGCTTGCGCCTGTGCCTCCTCAATTCGCTGTTTCGCCGCCTCAAAATATCCGGGGTCTAATTCTATGCCAATAAACTTCCGCCCCGTGTTGACACACGCGACTCCCGTGGAACCGCTTCCCATACAGTTGTCCAAGACTGTCATGCCCATATTTGTGTAAGTATGGATAAGGTACTCCAGTAGAGCAACGGGTTTTTGCGTTGGGTGCCCACCTTTATACCGAGGCAGCGGAAATTCAAGCAATGTAGTTGGATAATAGTTTTCAGATTTATGGGGATAATATGTGAACTTCCCATAATTGCTTGTCTTACTGCCCGTTCTTTTTAATTGACATTTCCCTTTTCGCATTTGTGGGTTGTAAATACACTGTTTTCGATAAAAAACCGCTATATCCTCACAATTTCGGAGTGGTTGCTTCTTTGCATTAAGGAAACCTGTACACTGCTTTTTGCTCCATGTCCACTTGTACTTAAAGTTCTCTATATTGCTTAAAATCAGTTCAGAAGTAAACGGTTCCTGACAGTTGAGAACAATTGCGGAAGTTTCTTTGCTTACTCTATTCCATTCATCCCACAGTGCAGGAAGGTCAATTTTCTTGTCCCAACTGTTTTTTGTTATACCAAACGGTAAATCACATAGCACCATATCCACGCTACCGTCCGGGATGTCTTGCAGTAGTTCCAGGCAATCTCCCTGCATCAGCACCACCCCCGCATCCGTCAGCCGCTTGGCCGCCTCTTTATTCCCAAGCAGGGCGCGCGTCTTATCGTCCATTGTTCGGGTCCTCCTTTATCATCGGCCATTGAGAAATGCCATTCTGGCTTGCGGAGGCCTACTGTTTGATGGCAGGTTATTCCGAACCCTCCATGCGGCGATTGGATTTTTTGATAAGCCAAAGTGCTTCCCAATTTTGATATCGCTCATGCCCTTCCGGTACAGTTGCATACAGACCGCTTCGTCAAATACGGCCTTTGGCCTCCCGTTTGGATTCGGCGGGGTGCGTTGAACTGCCTTTTTCTCTGTGCAGCGTGCGCCCGGTGGACAGATCAAAGAGCGGGCATGCCCAGTACAGCCTATGTAGTCGCAGCAGTACAATCCGGCGGTGATATAGCATCTGTAGATGCAGTCAGCACAGTGCTTGTCCATGTCCTACACCTCCACCACATGGATTCCGCGCCCGGCCATGAGCTTTTTCTTCAGCTCGTATTCTTTGGTCTTGTAGCCCTTCACATCTTCTACCACAGGCAGCCAGTGAATAGCGCCCGTGCAATCCGGCTCTGTAGGCCGCTCATATGCAAAGTCGGCCCGGTACTTGATGGCCCGAACACGCTCGCCCAGCGGTGTCGTGAACGCCTCCTGGAGTGTGAACTCCGGCTGGAGCTTCAAATCTCTGATTTCTCCGGCACACAGCATGAGCATGAGTTGGTCATACCGTACGGCCTCTTTCTGACTGTCGAAGGTGATGCCATTTCGCACCGCCTTCTTGTTGCCGTATTTATTCGCCATTACTGATTGCCAGCCGTTCGGCTAGCCCTCCAATCATCTGTTTTATGTCGCTGGGCAACGCCTGGATCTCGGACTCCTGTTTGGCCCGCTCCTGATAGGAGCGCTGGAAGTTGGAGCCGATGACGCTCTGCACCGTGTTGGCGTCCATCTGTGCCCAGGCTTTGAGCTGCTCCGGCGTCCCCACCAATCGGCGGAGCATGGGCGGCAGTCTCTCGAACTCCTCCCGACTGTTGTAAGCCGACCTCTTCACGGCTCGCCATACCAGCCCCCAAGCCTCCTGCGGGGCCATCTGCGGCCGCTCGGTAAGCTGCCTTATCTTGGCCTTTACCGCTCCGATATGGGGCGGATAGCCCTTGCTGTCGGTGGCAATCAAAGCCTTGACGGCGGCGGCGACCAGTTCCACCGGCTCGTCGAACATCCCAGCCCATAGGTTCAGCGTCTGCTCCGGGTCTGGTACGTCTGCTCCCGCATAGAACCGAGGATAGGCGGTTGCCAGGATGTTCATGATAATTCCGGTTTCCTGCCTAGTCATTTCGTTCCTTCCTCCGCGTCCATTCTGGCGGCCAGGGCGGCCCAGTCTGTGCGGCCTCCCGCCGCGGGTGTCCGGTGCTCCGCCTCCAAGGCATCCCAATCAGCAAGGCATCGCACCCCCCTGGCCTGCTTGTCCCGCAGGATAGCCCGTATGTACGGCCAGTTGGCCTTCTTGCTGTCGAGTGCGATGTCAAAGGCCCGCTTACATACGGCGGCCCCCATGGCCTCCGCATAACCCCGAAGCTCGTCCAGGGAGGCAGAGGAGGCAGACGGGTTAATCCTGTCCAGATAGTCCGAGATAACCTCGGCCACTGGCCCTGAGCGCGGGAGGGGGGTAGTGGGAAGAGAACTATCGTTCTCTCCCTCTCCCTCACACTCACTCTCTACCTCTCTCTCTAACTCTTTCTCTACCTCTCTCTCACTCTCCCCCTCCTTGCCGTTTTGTTCCTGTTTTGTTCCAGTTTGTTCTTGGCTTGTTTTCTGCTTGTTGAGCCTGTTTTTTGCTTTGTTCCTTCCGCTGTCAAGCGTGGGACGAATCAAAGTAAAAACAGAGAGAGGTACGCCGGAAAGCTTTGGGATTTCTTCATCCAACGCATAGCCGATGACCGCCATGAGAACGTCGGCCCGGTCGCGTTTTGGGAGGTGCTTTAATGCTTCATAGTAACTACGATAAAAGGTGAATTGGTCTCGCTTCATGAAGCCCTCCTCTAAAATGGCAGCTCCCCGTCGTCGTCCGTCAGCTCCGCAAACTCCGCCCCACCGGAACCCGGCTCCGCCGGGGGCGGTGTATCCGCTGCGCCGGCCTCCGTGTCCCGCCTGGAGTCTCCGAAGTACACATGCTCGGCCAGCACCTCGGCGGTGCGGCGCTTGTTGCCGTCCTTATCCGTCCAGTCCCGGAGCTGCAAGCGGCCCTCCACCACGGCCATGCGGCCCTTGGTGAAGAAGCGGGAGACAAATTCGGCGGAGCTGCGCCAAGCTACAATGTCGATGAAATCGGTGCCCTTCTCTCCGGTGGACTTGTCCTTGAAGTCCCGATCCACCGCCAAGGAGAAGTTTGCCACAGACACCCCGCTCTGCGTCTGGCGCAGCTCGGGATCACGGGTCAGACGGCCCATGAGAATAATCCGGTTCAGCATGTATGCTCCTCCAAAACAACGGTGGTGACGGAAGGCTGGGGCTCCTCATAGCCCCGCACGTCCTGCACCTCCTCCACGGTCTGGATGCCCAGCAGTACCTCGGGGCAATGGGCGCGGGCAAAGAAGGAGGCGGCCCGGTACATCATCATCTGACGGGGCATGGTTTTCCACTTGGAGCCGCCTTTATCCATCCAGCCCTCGTCCTTCGCCATTTTCAGGGTGATGGTGTCGGAGACACACTGTGTTCCGTTGGCCAGGCGGGTAGCGCGAGCAAAGCAGCCCTCGGAGGGAGTTCCGGTCTCGCCCACAAATACATATTCCAGCGGCGTGAACTTGCCGCAGCCGTTGACCGCGGCCGCGCAGAAGGAGCCGCTCCAGGCGGGCTTTCCCTTCACCACATAGAGGTTCTGCATGACCATCATGGGAGAGAGCCCCTGACGGTTGGCAAGGTCGATAGCAATCAGGCAGTTCTCCGGGCTGTTGCGGTAGCTGTCCGGTACCAAGCCGGAGCGGGAGAGCATACCAGCGGTGCGGTACGCCAGGTTCATCAGTTTGGTGTCGTTCCACATGGTCAAGCCGCCGGGTATTGCGGGTGCGGGGGTAAGAACCGGGGCCTCAGCGGCCTCCTGGGCGGTTACAACTTCATCAGGCATTGCGTTTCCTCGCTTTCTTTTTTAACGCACTGTGGAGGGTCAAGAGCGCCTCCGGTAGCGCGTCGTCTCGGTCGAAGGGCTGGAGCTTATAGGTTCCATCCTTCTTCAGATGCAGAATAAAGAGCTTGTCCACGGGAAGCCCCTGGGCCTCCAGCAACCAGCGGTAGAGGTTGAGCTGGGCGGCACAGAGGGGGCTATGGATTGTATAGCTGGTCTTGATATCCACCAGGGAGCATACGCCGTCCACGAGGCCGTAACGGTCAATGGTGCCCGCGTAGCGGCGCTCCGGGTGGTGGGAGGCGTACTCAATTTTCCGCCACTCCACCGCGTGTTCCCGGCGGAATTTCAAATAGGCTTGTAAGTAGGGTAAAATGGCGTCCTGCACATCCACGGAACCGAACTTATCCAGCGACTCACAGGCTTTGTGGACGGCGGTGCCCCGGTCTGCGGCGTTGTCGAGCCTCCATTGTGCTACATCTCCGTAAATCTCGCGGGAAAGAAAGCGGCACAACTCGGATACGCTGGGCAGCTCTTCCCCGTCCAGGGTATACTTGTGTCCCTGGTCAAAAAACAGCAGTGTTGCCATCAGCTTTCCGCCCAGCTTTCAAAGTCGGGGCCATCCGCGTCGCCGCCCTCGCAGTATTCCTTAAACTGCTGGAGCACCGGCTTCATGTAGTCCTCATTGATGATATCCCACATGAACTTGAACCACTTCCTGGGCCATGCCTCCGCATACTCCACAACCGTTTCCGGGGCCTTGATTTCCTCCTGGCACTTAGTGCAGATAGAGCCAGTATCATAAGAGTACAGGTCAGCCCCACAGCGGGCGCAATAGCCTGTTGGAGCCTTCTCCTGCGTGTCACATAACGGGTTTGTGCAAATCATGCCTTCTTCCCCTCCTCCAGCGCGGCCCAGACCGCGGTTTTCTTTCCGCTTCTGGCCTTGCGCTTATCAATGACGCCGACCAGCCGCAGGGCCTTCAGCTCCGTGAGGCGGGGCCGGACAGAGTTCTTATCCGAAAATCCGAGGGTGTCCGCCAGCTCCTCCGCCGTCATTGGCCCCCGCTTCCGCAGGGTGGTGTAGATCAGTCTGCGGCGGTTGCTGGCCGCCATCTGGATATCCTGATACGCCTCGCGGCGCGTTTCCTGTGTAATCCCCATTGACAAATCAGCTCCTTTCCCTGATAATAAGGGCAGATGTTCTTTCTCTTGCCGCTCTCCGGTCTCGCACACCGGAGAGCGGCGCTTTTATTCGCAAATAACGGCTTCCGCCCGTGTAATAAAATGATGAATGCCAGTAGAGCACTCGTTCCAGCGGTCATCATCAAAATCAGACACTTCAACGGTTTCGCCTATGGCATAAACAAAGTTCGGATCAAAATTACTCCTTACTTGGTCGCCCCCAGGATTTCCGTTGATATCTGTGATACTCAATACCTTGGCCTTACTGGCGCGGCATTCTCGGCTAGTAGCGGAGGACCGGCGTGCATCTGCGGGGATTTCCAACTCCACAACAAGGCCACTTGCCTTTTTATAGCCGATATAAGAACCGGAATCTGGGCATTGCAGCGGGTAAAAAGCTGTATGAATATCCCATATCATTTGATCCATAGATGCACAGCTCAGGTTGGCATTGCTCAGGTCGGCACCGCACAGGTTGGCACCGCTCAGGTCGGCACCGCACAGGTTGGCACCGCGCAGGTCGGCACCGCACAGGTTGGCATCGCTCAGGTCGGCACCGCTCAGGTCGGCATCGCTCAGGTCGGCACGGCTGCCGCCCTCTCCATTCAGCCAAAGGAGATGCTCGTCCAAAATCTTTTTTAAGTCCATTTTGCTCCATCCTCCCAGCCCTAAAATAAGGGCAGATGTTCTTTCTCTTGCCGCCCTCCGGTCTCGCACACCGGAGAGCGGCGCTTTTAATATAGATCGATTGCAAAGCCATCTTTTATGAGCTTTGGGCGCTTGCCATTTACCTGCTCCGGCCTTATCCCGGTCTTGCTGATTACGCTGCGCATGGGGATGCAAAATCCACTGCTAATCCGATGGACAGCAAAGCCTTTTGGGCTAGTCGTAAAGTGGAAGAGCAGATACTTTCCGGCCTTGCCAATAAGTACATGAGGCAAAACATTAGGGATACACTTTGCGGCCGAAGAACTAACATATAGGACGCCATTTGGGCTTAATAGCTTTACGTATTGCTCTGTCCCAACCTTCTGAAATGTTTCTTCCTCAGAGCCGATTTCGATTAAATCGAGGATATTATCCATCTTCTTTCCACCCAGGTATTTCGATGACCGCCCACACATCGTCGATGCTCTCCGCGCCCTCCAGGCCGGTGATCTGGATGGTGAGCGGGCCGGTGGGTGTGGGAGCCGGGGTGGTGGTTGCTGCCGGGGTCTCAATGGCTGGTTGTTCCTGGGCGCTGATGCCCTCCACCAGCAGCACCAGAGCCAGCAGCAGGGGAATACACTCGGCGCAGATACAGGCCGCCAGGACGAGCACAGCGGCCAGGCGCTCCAAAGTGGCCCGCTTCATAAACTCACCACC